TCCTATTTAGGAAAATAAGTGATCATTTGTGTCTTATGTGGTAAAATATTGTCGAAAGGGGGTGATTATATTGAGTTCATACTTTATTTCTTATGATCTGGAAAATCCGGGTCAAAATTACGATGCAGTACACAAGGCGATTGAATCAATGGGAACCTATAACCATATTTTAAAATCCGCTTACTTGCTTAGGTGTGGTCTTCCTATAGAAACCGTGGAAGACAATATATCAAAAGTTCTTGATTCTAATGACCGCCTTGTGATTTGCCTGATTCAACCGCCAGTACACGGATATCTTAAAACAGTTGAATGGCCTGATATTCATTCAACATTCATTTGAGATTTGAGCCATTCGTTCCCGGTGATGTTAGGGCTATCCGATACTAACTGACTAGCTCTGATTTCATCTTCGCTTGGGCTGGATTCTTCCGGCCCTTCTTCTATGTAATTGAAGCAAATCTCCTGGACTCCGTTTTCCAACGCTTCCTTTACTATTGAGATAATTTCTTCAACCTGAGTTTCTCCGTCTAGCACTGTAGCGTTTTCCTTCTTGACATAGTTACTGAATAATTTAACTTTTGACATTTTAGTTCACCTCCTTTCTATGCTGGCTTGGATTCTATCCCGTTTGGGTTGTTGCTTATGTAGGGTTATGCTGGTTTGGATTGTTCACGATTGTTACCACTAAGAGAAAAAAATATCATCTATTGTAACGCTTTCACCTATCACGGTAAATACCTTCGCAATTTTGCCAGCTTCCACAATGTTAAATAGCACGTCGCCGTTGATTTTTTTAAGGGTATTCCGATAAGTTACTCCAATAGTTTTTGAAATGTCTTCTCTGCTTACGCCGTGTTTTGCCATAAGCTGTGCCAAAGTAGGATATGCCGGTTTTTTCATCTACAATCACCTCGCAATACTTTTGTTGTTCACGTTTGTTACCATTATATCATTTTGCATAATGTTGTCAATACCATTTGTGCAAATTTCAATAATATTTTTATTTACAAAGTGGTAACAATAGTGTACAATGCATAATGAATATAATGAGAAGGAGATTTAAAATGGGTTCAGAAGTACTTGCAAGGCGGTTGAAGGAATTAAGAGAGGAAAAGGGACTGGGCGTTAGGCAACTTGCTGCAATTTTAGGAATGTCTCATGTGGCAATTTCTTATTACGAAAATCAAAAAAGAGTTCCTGATTTATTAGTAGGGAAAAAATTTGCTGACTTTTTTAATACAACTTGCGATTATCTTATAGGTTTATCGGATGAAAGATACAGGAAGGATTGATCGGTATGGCAAAATCTACCATGAAGCGCGGTCCCAAAGGCACAGGGCATTATTACATGACACCTGAGGGTAAGTATGGTTGGCGACAAAGAATTGATGGAGAAGAACGTTATCTTTCTGCTGATACTCTGAAAGAGTTGCAGGAGAAAATTAATGAAGTAATTGATTTGAAGATTATAAGATCGAAGTTAAAAGTTGATGAATTGTTTACCAAATATCTTGCTTACATTAAAGCATTAAGAAAAAAGGCAACACACAATCAATATAACGACATTTATAAAAAACACATCCAGCCTGAAATCGGTAAAAGAAAAATTTCAACAATAAGTCCCGGGGATATACAGGATGTTATTTTTGCAATGAATCAAAAGGGTCTATCTACTTGGACAATGAAACATGCCAAGAAGATAATGAACGGCGGATTTACCTATGCCATTAAAAAAGAAAAGGTCATATCTCGTAACCCTGTTCAGGATATTGATAGTAAAATTGAAATACCACAGAAAAATGCGAAGCTTCGCAAAACCTTAAACAGTGAAGAGTTGCTTAAATTATACAGGCAACTTGAACGATCACGGTGGATATGGTCCGCAAAGTTTCTATTGATAACCGGGATGCGCCGCGGAGAACTCTTGGCTCTGCGTTCGCCCGATATCGATGTAATCAATAAGAGAATCGCCATTGATGAATCAGACAGTTCTACGGGCTTGGGTGACACTAAAACAAAGATACATTACATTCCACTTTCTCCACTGATGGAAAAATATCTAGCGGGGCAAAAGCAGATGCTTGAGGCTGAAACAAATCCGATATTACACAATAAAGAGTTGAAGAAAACTAACCTGATATTCCCCAATAAGAAAGGTGTAATGCTCCAGCCAGGTTCTTATTATACCATGATGGCAAGGGCAGCGATTAACGCCGGCATACATGCAAGTCCCCACATGCTCCGACATACATTCGTATATATGAACCGCAAAAAGTTATCCTTAAAAGAAATACAGAATATTCTCGGACATGATGAAAGTACAACCACTCTTGACATATACGGCGATATGCTGGATGAATCTACAGAGCAAACAGGAAAAGATATAGATGAAACGTTTGCTGATCTGGATAAAAGTATATCTGAAATGAAAAATAATGAACTGGCAAAAGTCATCGATATTAACAAGCGTAAAAATATAGGGGGATAATAGGGGGATTTTTCATAAGAATGGCGGGAATCAGAAAAGCTGAAACCCGCCATTTTAAATGGTCGGAGTGACGTGACTTGAACACGCGACCTCTTGCACCCCAAGCAAATAATCGTTGCAGATAATATCGGTAACAATTGTATACACACCATCATAATTCAAAGCTTGTAATCTGTGGTAACATATGTTTACGTGTTGTTATGTCTACTGAACTGATTGAAAATAGGGGGATAATAAGGGGATATTTAATATAAGGGGATAATAAGGGGATATTACGCGAGTGCTTGCTCCTGACTTTTGAGTAAAAAAAATAACCCTTTCGGGTTATTTCATTTAAGTGGAAAGTCATCTATTGCTTGTTGGTATATCAAAATTACTGCATGAGCGACTAAATCCAGATTAAGTTTTTCGTATTCATTTATTTTTACGAGAAGTTCACCGGATACCAAGGTTTTTATTTCCCCCTCTTTTTGTAAGATAAGTTCATTAATACCGCGATACTCTTCGTCACTCTCAATAATTTCTTCGCATCTCTTTTGTAAGAATTCCTGGAATGCTGCGCTGTTAATAACGTCACTCATTACTCATTCTCCCTTACTATTTATTCCCAATTTAGTGATCCATAATGAACAATAGAAACTTTAATGCCTGCTCAACAGCCTGGCTGACAGATATGCCATGTTTACTGCAGTACCTGTACAATACTCTTGATTGCCTTTTGTTGAGCCTTATACCATCGGTTTGAATCGGTTGGCTGGTATGCTTAATTTTGCTGTTTGATATTTCCATAGCATCATCCTCCGATACGTTGTGACATTTTGCGACATATTACGACATGTTATGTAAACCTAATTATATTATATTGCTGGCAATGACTTTTTACAATGCGCTGAAAGTCCTATGGATAAAGCAGAGATATAATTATCATCTGATCATAATACCAAGTCGTATGACAAGATGATGATACCAAGTCATATCACCTGATTATATAACTTTATCTTATTAACAGGTTTGTAGACAAGCATGGGTGAAATCTGTTAAGCTTGGAGGCGAACATCTGTTGTTGATATCAGTTCGTAATCTGCATTGAGATTTCAGGGTTATAAAAAGGTTTCAGAGTGTGCATTCTTTCTTACTTCTGTTCTTGGGGAAAGTATTTTTTCTTTGGTTCTTTCTTTGTTAGAAAACCCCTTCTTATCTTCGTTCTTTCTTAATTTATTTTTTGTGCAAAAAGAAAGGCCGCCCATAAGAGGCAGCCTAATCGCTTAAGGAAGAAGGGATAATACCCTTCTTTCTCTTATACTATACATTATACACCATTTTCAGGAAAGTAAACATATTTTCAAAAATAATCCCCTCACCGGTTAAGGTAAAGGGGGCGCTGTGAGTTTAATCTTTGACTACTGTTGCCATATATTCAACGCTTATCGATATTTCCATTTCGCCATTACATTCAGGACAAAATATATTCAGCATGCAGTCCATATCTCCGTTAACAGCCCGTTCGCCTTCAAATTTGTATCCACAATAAGGGCAAATAATATCATCGATACATTGAGTTTGGTCGGTAGGATACTTACTCTTTGACATTTTAAATCACTCCTTCCACCTTTTTATATTCCCTTATACCCCTGTATCCAGGGTGTGGGTTACTCCTTTTTCAATAGTTGTTCTGCCCGCTCGTAATCGTCGCAGCATCCGGAAGGTTCCCTGTATTCCGATGTACAGGTTTCATATTTGTCGCAGTTTGGACAAAAGCCTTCATCTGTTTTCTTTTTAAGTAGTTGTTCTGTTCTTTCCACAGTCAAGTATATCAAAGTATCTTCCAATTCCTTCACCTTGGCTACTAATGCATCATGGGAATTGACAGCGGTAACGATAAATTCAGCGTCGTTTTCCCTTGTGCTGGCAACGCTTCCGCCTTCATTATCAGTGATAAGCCATCCGGCCAATACTTTCCATGGTAATTGGCTATGTTTCATTTCCCTTTCCCCTCCTTACGGTATTACAACTTATGAATAGCCATGCACACATAACCTTCCGGTACGAAAGGCTGTTCAGCTAGAATATAAGAAACAATAACAGGTGTTACCCTACCGCTGCATACTTGTTCAATAGGGTCGAATTCATAAAGCCTTAATATATCACCAACTTTGAATTCCCTATCATCAGCTTTTCTAATTTCAAAGGTCTTTGCACCGACATCTACCTGTTCATAATATTCAGGCCATGTTTTTAGATTGTGTATCATATTACTTCTCCTTTTTGATTATTTCAGATGTAATCCTCGCTTGAATAGTAACATCCAGCGGCAGTTACCCTGCCATAATCTTTATCAAAATCACTGTCAACTATAACGTTGTTCTGACCGCCGACGTTCTTTTGTCTCAAATATGCCCTCATGTCAATATAAGCTTCATCGTCTGAAAAATGGTTTACGCATAATGCCCGTGCCTTGTTTGCAGTTGAAGCAAATACAAAACAGCTATATTCCGCATTGACGGGGCCAACGCAATACAAATTGACTATTTCATCACTCATTTCTTTTCCTCCAATTCCTTTACTCTACGTTCCAACTCCCCGAGCCTTATGTCTGCCTCAATAAGTCTGCTAATGTATTTCCCTTTTTTCTTATCCAATGATATAAGCTTATCAATTACAGCCTTGTTATGGATTGTTATAGTAAATATCTGCATGCGTCCACCTCCACTATAATTATACCATGCATCCTTAGAATAAGCAATACTTTTTATCAGGATATTGCATATTTATCTTGACATTCCCGCCCATTGGAGTATAATGATAGTGTAGTAACAAACGAGTAGTTCAAGGAGGTAACAGACCACATGAAACGTAATAACCCCGGAAGGCGTGAACGGCTGGCTGGAAAAAGGCATAGGCGCGCGATCGTATGGTCGAATGCTTGGCCGTCGGGTTCTGCACCGTTAAAGGTTGGTTCAAGGCATTTCGGGCGCTGTATGCGTGAACGTCTATCTGTGGCTGAGAACGAAAACTTGGGATAGTTAACCAAGGAGCGCAGAAGGCAGTTAACTGTTAGACTGCTGGTAACGGGTTAGGTCTTGACATTACGGTCATGTAAAACGCGCCTAGCCTGTTTCCTACCATCCAATACTATAACATGGGGAAATCTTTATAGTAAATCACAAGTAAGGAGGTGAATACCGTGGAAAGAACGCAGGAAGATATTCTAAAGATCCATCAGGAGTTAAAGGAAGCAGCCAAACCCTTGATAGATTTTCTTTACAAGTATTATCATCCTCATGCAACTATATTGGTTACACAAGCTAATGTAGAAGTATGTGAAGGCGACATAGCTGTGATAAATGAATTAAGAGATTAATATATTGCATGGGGAAGTGACACAATTGACAGTGGACTGCGGAACGATAGTACGCAGGAGCCGGAAACGGCTTGTCGGTTCAAGCCCGGCCTTCCCTACTATGGCAGGTTCCCGGTTACCTTGCTAAAAACAGCGGCGTTCTCCCGGCTCCGATATAGCCGGGTGCATGGGGAAGTTGACTGAGGCAGACCGAAAGGCCTAGGGCAAAAGGTTGATACTGGATAAAGCTTCGACAGTCCGTCCAGATACGGTAGGCTGTGGGGCACGTCAGTTCGAATCTGACACTTCCCCCAATAATCTCACATAGCCGAGGGTGCAGCACTATATCGGAGGCAACTCGGCCGGTGGGTTTATTGAGGATTATAAAAATAATGTGAAGGAGAATAAAACAAATGACATGTATTGAAGCAATTGAAACCATAAAAAATAATTGGCCTCCAGATAATTACTCAATGCTTAGAGAAGCATTAACAAAAGCTATAGAAGTACTTGAAAATGAATCAGCAAGATTAACAAGAAATCACGCAAGAGAAACGCCGGACAATTGCACATGCGGCATGGGCAGAGATTAATATTGCAACAATAGCAGGATATCCCACACATAGCGGAGGGGAAAGGAATGAAGTGGTTTAAGAGACTCGTCTGTAAAATTAAAGGTCATGATTGGGAAACATATGCTTACATGCCTAAAGGCGGTTATTATTCCTACGACTTTGAACAGGCAGGGCATTGTAAAAGGTGTGGTGCTGATACGCATAAATAGTCCCACACATAGCGGAGAAGGAGGATAAGGATGGAAGAACTTCTCAAAAAAATCAGAGCCTGCAAATCAATGCCTGAATTAGATGATCTCAGAATGGATTGCGTTGTAGCTTTTAGCAAGGGCAACAAAACCGAATTTTTAGCAATTCAAGGAGCGTTTATTAAAAAGAAAAACAAGCTTCAAAGAGTGCCACTTGTAGATAGAAATTGGTGAAACGGGTTTAGCATAGAAGGGAGATAGATGCAGGGATGAAAATATCAATACCTTTAAATGAACGATGGGAACGTGGAATACCACATCACCCTAAGAGCATTGAATTGTACGAGTTCATAGCAAATATGGACTTTGAACACGGTGGAGATTTTTTCTGTTTTAAAAGCGGAGGCGATGGGGATAACGGAGAAGTACTTATGTGGTACATGGATGAATACTTTGAACAAAGAAACCCGGTTTGAGCCTATAATAGAATGGAGGTAATAAAATGTGGGGTAAAATTAGTGATGATATATTTTTCAAATGCGGGCATTGTGGGAAGGTTGTAAACCCTTATGTATGGCCTGGATTTTTAGGTGTTAGTCCAGAAGAAGCGTTTTGTAGCATGCCACCATGCCCGGATTGCTATCATAGAGAATGGATAAATAATAATTAATGGAGGTAATAGGGATGAAGTGTAGCAAATGCCCATATTATTCAGAAGGATGCATGAGCAACGAATGCAGACTTGTTGGATGGGAAAATAGCAGGACGCTAGAAGATTGCAGATTAGTAAATGATGACGGAACGGTAAATCAGGAAGAATTGAGTAAAAATTGTTATTGAATGAAAGGAAGTGATAAGCAGTGAATGATCAAAATTATTTGCTAATCTTTGAAATGGTTAATCCAGGATATGGCGCTTTATCCGGTAAAAATGTAGAATGGTTTGGCACTGAATCCGAAATGCTTGATAGAATAGATGAAATTAACGGGATTGCGTTAAATATTGAAGGACTGCATATAAACGTTATAGAGGAAATTTGGGCTCCCGCCGATTGACAGGAGCCTTCGTCATGTCTATGTATTCTTTTCAGCAATTTTAGTCCCCAAGTAAAACGATACTGCCATTACTACGAGATTTTCAATAACCTTGGATTCCAGTTTACCCACTGCAACAAAAGATATAGCAGCTGCAACAAGTGCAAGGGTTACAATAGTTTTGACATCAATGAGCTTTGAAAATTTCTCTTTCATATCTATTTCCTCCCTTCTATTTAATTGAATCCCAAGTTATTTTGACTGTCCCGTCATACCAAGGCGTAACGGGGGTTGTTGGATAATACGGTGGACACCACGGAACAAGGATTGGCGCAGGGTTATTTATTGTTGGAGTCTCATCCTCTTCTGTGATGGTTTCCTTTATGAGTTTGCCTTCAAGGTTGTATTCTTTTACGGTCGTGCGCTTCATACTATTTCCTCCCTTCATCATATTTTTTAAACTTATCCAATAAGGCATATATCTCAGGGTCTGCCATTGCCTTTTTAAGCCACTTTGGTTCATCAGTGAGTATTTTACCCTTGGCGTAAGCAACAACGTCCTCCTGTGGCGTGACAGGCTCTACATAACGCAATACAGAGTTCCATGGATGGTTATAGTAACTCCGTACGCAGATTTCCTTGCCTGTCTGATCTCCAGACAAGCCTCCTACTATTTTGCCAAGCTCATTGATGGATGCATGAACAAGCTGCTTGTTGCCTATGTACAAAGCTGTGTGGTGCCCTTCGTGGAGTAGAACGTCCCCAGGTAGTAAACCTTCACCTGTTTTGACATTAACCTTCCCAAACACGTCTACGAACTTGCAAGACAGGAATGCCGTTCTCATGTTTCCGGTATAGCTTGCGCCGGCCGACTTAACTTTTACTCCTGCGTTTTCCCATGCAGCGATCACCAGGGATGAACAGTCAAAATTAGGATTACCTGAACGGTGTAACTGATCGTATCCGTGAGATTCATCTTTTGCTATCGCTACAGCAAAAGCAACCGCTAGTTGTATTTTACTCACTCTTCTTCCTCCCTTTCCAAATCGTCTATTCTGTGGTTTGCTACTTTGAATTTTTCCTCGTAAAGATCACACCGTTTTTCAACCTCGTAAGTCCGTTCAATAAGGTTGTTGTGCTTATTCACTTTTATTTCCAGTTGTTCAAGTCGATATGATATCAGTGCCGAACTTGCCCGGTGAGCAAGGTAACTGCCTGCAAGTGTTCCAATGAGACTTAACACCGCAACTATGATTGTATCTGTCATTTGACACCTCCTGCGTATTTTTGATATACTTTATGTCACCTTCCCTTATCTACCTGCGTGGGTAGGGGTCGGTACTGGGCCGGTTGTGTTAACGCACTTCCGGCCTACTCGCTTAAAATAAGTTAAGTAATTTCTCTACAGCTGCTAAAATAAGATTTATTCTCTGTTCTTGAAAAATCTTGACGGATTCCGCGATATCCATTCCCCTCTTTATACGTCCTTCGCTTCGGATTTCCGCAATATAGATATCAGGCTGGACGTATTCGTCGATCAAAGTCCACGCTTTGTACTTTTGAAACGCAGGGTTGACAGATTTGTTCTTTTCAATAAAATCCTTTATTTCCAATAACTCAACCCTGTAATCATCCTTTGCACCATCTATCAATTCAAACTCAGGCATGACGATCTCTTTGTCAAAAGTAAATTCGTCCAAGGTCTTGTTTGGGATAGACTTAATTATCAGCCCCCTCTCTGTGCAGTTGTAGACTTCTGGTTTCACACGGTTTACATATTCCTCGTACCAGTTTCGCATTGAAACGAACGAGGGTTCAGTAAAGCACATTTCACCTTTGTTGTTGGTCATTTGCATTAAGTTGGTTTCCTGAATGTCCTGGTTGAACTTTGTCCCGTCGCAGTATAATTTATTGTCAGTATAGGACAAATCCATTCCTACTAAAAGAATCGGGCTGCACCCCATTTTATGAAGTACGTCAAGCGCGACATTCGCCACTGACGGACCGGATTCAAATATAGGCAGTTCAACGGTTGTGTACCTGTTGACGTTCAGTTGCATCTGTATCTTGGGACCTTTATAATTTAGTGAATTTTGTGCGATCTGTGTGTCAAAAATTAAGGGCACATCAGAGTCCAGGTTTTCATGTAACCCGCCTGACGTAATGGGGTCTTGGTCTATCGCGATCATGTAGGTTGGTCTTATATCGTGAGAGTGCAAAATTTCCATTGCGGTTGACGCGGCGATCACAATGGCTTTACTTTGAATATCCCTTAGTTTTTCTAATTGAGTTTTTAGACTTGGTCCCGCCCCGACAATGATACCGGGCAATCCCTTGTGTGCGTCTATCAAAGTCTTTCCGTTATATGAGGGTTTGCGGGCATTGATTATCCGGTTGGCGTACCATTTGTCCACAAGACATCTTTTTGTATTAGTCATTACCGCATAATCGTTTATCATTTGCTTAACATGATTTAATAATAGGTTAAAATAATCCTGGTACACGTTCGCATAGAACGGAAGTAGCATTATCCCCCTTGCTAATGGGTGGGTTATCATTTCATAAATCTTTGCCTTAACAAGGTCAACAGATTCATCCAGCCAGACAGTACAATTTTTTATGATAAACTCAAAGTCTTTTATCTGAATGGCGTGGTAAAACAGTCTTTTGTCCGGTTCAATTACGATTATTTTTTTATCCGGATATTTCTTGATTAAAGACTCTATGTGGTTTCCCAATCCAAGCCCGTATACAATAATAGTATGCAGGTCAGGGTTAACGTTTTGCAGCCAACCTTCATTATCTGAGGTTCCCACAGTCAGCATTTTATCCTCTGAGTTTATCACCAGATTATCAACTGCTTGGTTTTCATTCAACCCGAACATTACCTGTTCTGTAAATGTCAATGCGGTTTCAGGGGTTTGAATCTTTTTAAATGCTTCCGGCTGAAACTCACTTAAAAGCTTACAATTTCTTTCAAACATTCTGTACCTCCTGTGGGTAAACCATGCCGGCCCCGATTTTGTCGGTAGAGTCAAGCACGATAAACATGTTATCAAATGTCTGTTTCCCGTTTATCTCCACCGGGTTAAAAGTTATAAATTGAAAAATAACATCAATTCCGTTTTCCATTGTTCCTCCTTATAATTTCGCACATTTTAGTAAAATCGCTCGGTAATAACGATACGGCAGCATCGACGCATTTTTCGTCTGATAGCATGAAATGTTTTTCAACCATTTCTGCGCCATGCATATCAACCGCATCTAGGGCATTCTTAATCCCAACGCAATGGCACGAAAGGCCAACCGGCACATGGAATTTTTTCTTCAGCCGTTTAATCTCAGATAGTTTGTAATCGCCTGGCCGTGACGGATATTTTGAAACACAGTAAAGCAATGTCACGGGAACGTCAACCTCGTTGAGAATCCTTTTGATCTGATCGTCGTCTATTTTGCCAGTTGAAATAATAAGCGGTTTACCGAATTCAGCCACTTGCTTAACAAAGTTTAAGTCAGCCGCTTCGGGACTTGCTATTTTAAAGCGTTTCACGTAACCAGATATTTCCTCCGCGCTGAACTTGTCAAAGCATGTACACAAAAACTCGACATTTTGCCGTTTGCATTCGTTTGCAATGATTGGGATCCATTGCGGGCGTAGGCGTATTTTATCCAGCAGTTTGAATGAATCAAAACAATTTCGGTTAACACATAAAATATCTGTATAATAGAATTGAAACTTTGCTATGTCCGCGCCGCACTCCTTTGCTATTCTAATCATGTCAAGTGCCTTGTTAAGATCGCCCATGTGGTTAAGGCCGATTTCTGCGATTATTTCCATATGATTCCTTTCAAAAATTAAGGCACCCTTTCGAGTGCCTATTTTGCCATCTTGAATTTAGGTATTTCGCTTTCTTGCCGTTTGTCCTTTTCCTCTTGCTTGGTAGGTTTCTTTATATTTAGTTTACCTGCCATATATAACTCAGCTTCGTTCCCGATTTCCTCCATAATATTGCTTATCACTTTAAGCTTGGTTTCATCGGGTAAGTCTGAAAACTCCTTTCCTTTTGTAGATTTGGCAGTAATTAAATTATCCAATGTACTCCATGTCATTTGTCCGACGTACTTTTGTAAATCGGCTTTTTGGTCATTTGACAAAGGGTATTCCGTCCCGTATATCTTTATTTTGTTGGTCTGAAGCTTGGGGAATTGCGAGGTCTTTCCTGTTGACTTGTAAAGGTCAATCAGTAAATCCCTCCCGGGTGATTTCTTGTAAATTCCCAAATACCCCGGACTTAGCAGAACATTCAAGGGATTGTTTGAACCGCCTGCGTACATTTCTTTTGTCTCTCCCGTAGTCGTGAGTACAGCGGGCAGTGTTTTTGAGGCTCCGGGGAAACGATTCTTAATCAAGTTGATTGCCTTTTGCTTCGGATCATCACTTGCCACGTCGCGCTTGGTATTGTCGGTCATTTGCCGCACTTGGTTGACTATGGACCCCATCGGAACAAATCTTGACGGCATGGATACTAATGTCTGTGTTAGCCGTTCGCCAAAATCCTGATAATAATTATTGCCTAATAGATTAGATATTGCATCGTTTTCAGCAAAAGTTTTCATGCCGGCGCCAAAAGTATCCGGCAATGCTTTCAACGTGTTCAGTTTTATACCTTCTTGCGCCACATTCGCGCCCAAACCGATATTGAATGAAAATGGAGCAAACCAATCATAGGTATACCACTTATCACCGTCCTGAGGTTTCAACAGTGAATCATCCTTGAATCCGTTTAACGCCCATCTTGCGATCGCATCCGCGTTGAATGAATATGCCTTCGAACCGTTTTCATCAAAGAAATTCCGCGCTTCCTTATCACTTGGAGCCTGTCCCGTCATTGCGCCCTTAGCAGTGAGATAATATCCTGTTCCTGACAACAACAGTGTCCCGCTTACGGCTTTGGTAATGGACTCTATCAGCTTTTCACGGTTTAGCCCGCCTGTGCCTTTAGCGGATTTATAAACCCCTTCACCTATGTAATACAACGATTTGGCAAACCCAGCTAAGCTGTATTCAAGCCCGATGTTTAATAATGCCCCCGGTGTACGTGCGAACATCATTACGGCATCGCCTAACCCGAATTCCCTTGAAGGGATTTTTCCTATCGTCGCTTGTGCCTTGCCTATTCCGGCAATGTTTAACGTATCGTGAACGCCTTTCAAAATGTCACTTATCACGTTAGCGTCCCTGAATGTAGCTTTTTCGCCTTGGCGGTTTGCAACGTCCAAAACACCTTTTGAGAATTCAGACATGTTTTTAGCACTGTTTATAACTCCATCGGCGTATATCTTGGCTTGCGCTTTTAAAGCTTTCCCGCGGAACCCCTCGTTCATTGCTTTTAAGACAGACTGTTCGCCGATTGAATCCATGACGGCCTTCATGTAAAACGGATAATCACCCGCACCACTCAAAGCCGCACCTAATGCTTTTTCCATGTAGGTCAAAGGATTGTATTTTCCTCGGAACGCCTGCGTAGCCATCTTAAATTCACTTATCGTTCCATAGGGGTTGTATCCTTCCCAGCCCGATTTTAAACCCGTTTTAATATCGCTGAAAAATTCTTTAAGTACATTATCCAAGCCACGGTTTGTCTTAAAGGTAACTGTTCTGTCTTTACCTGTAAGTTTGGACGTAGTAAAGTCTATCGACGACATAAAGGCTTTGTTTACCCTCATTGCAGTCGCTTGCGCAATATTGCCGGGTACGTTACGCGCTATTATGGTTTTAGTGTTCAAAAGCGTGTTTATCATGGTGAATGCTTTGGCTTTTGCAGCAAACGATGACGGAATTTTGCTTTGAATTTCCGACATCATTTTATTTACGGAAGCCTGTCTCTTGAATACGTTCGTCATGCCTTGAATCTGTTCGGTCTGTTTGATGATATACTGCGCTTCTTCCGCAGTCAGTCCGGGGATATTGTATTTTTCATTCAGTATCTTGGCATACTTTGAATCACCTATCGCGCCCATGTTGGACAGTTCGATAATCTTGTCCGACAGAGATTTCCTGAGATACGTTTTTTTAGGCTTGAATAAATTATCAAGTATAAGTTTTTTCTTGGCTGCAGTCAGTTCCTTCAGTCGTGTAGTGAATATCTTTTCAACCTTTTCAGCCACGTCCTTTGACAAGCCCGCTTCCGTGACAAATTTCTGCGCTAATGTCTGGCCTGTTTCATCAATTTCAGATACATGCTTTTTGGCAATATCCTGCAATTTTACCCCGTTATCGCTTAATACTTGCCTGATCGCCTTGTCTACAGAAACATTCATTTTCTGTTCCGGCGTTTTCAAAGACTTGGATTTTATCAGATTCAAGGAATTATCGTAAATTTCCTTAAGATAAGGCTTTACTTTTTCTCCAAATTCCGATATCATCTCAACGGACCATTCCGCGAAATCTAAGGTCTTTCTCGCCAGTCGTGCCGCGCCTATCTTTGTCAAGTCGGTTAAGACTTCCCCAGGTAATCCGGCGCGCATTTTAATTATTCCGCTTGTATCAGGTTTGAAATATTCCTTTACCCTCGTAGTTGCTTCTGTCTCTTGTTTTTCAAGCCATTCACGCACAGCTTTTGAAACACGCGGTTTATTTGTGATATCACGAAACGCAGCGTCAACACTGTCAAGGTTAGCCTTGTTCAATGCTTCCATAACTGGTTTGGCAGACTTGACCTCTTCCTTTACTGCTGTTTTGACTTCTTTCGGTACAACCTCATCCAACACCCTTTGTATCTTTACAAGCGTTCCGGCAGGGCTTGCTTTATCCCATGCCGTATCCGTGCCTTTTAATGCCCTTGCTGTTTCACGGGTCTTTTCCGCTACCACAGGCAGCCATTCAAGCAAGCCTTCGGTATCTCCCTGCTTTGCTTTTTCAACAAGGTCTTGTGTGATAACCGCCGCTTCATGCGCTTGCGTGCCGCCTGAAATAGACTCTGCTTCACGGATATTCTTTATAACTGCGTTCCTGTCCTTTTGAATGTTCTGAATAGCTTTATCCTGCCATTCCTTTGATGTTTCAGGTATAAAGTCAAAATCCTCCGTTTTGATCTGTTTCTTTATCTTATCAGGTATTACAGTAGTACGGTCGATTGTGTTGGTCTTGAACTGACTCGTTTTAAGCTTCTGTACGCCGTTTTTAGCGACTACTTCTGCCGAGGGTGCCTTTGCCTGTTCAGCCGTTTTTAAAGTCCGTGTGCCTTGTGCAACGTTTCCAGTTGCTGATTCCTTTGCATATTTGCCTTCAACCTTAGGCGGAACAGTAGACCTCGCCACAGTGAACGGTGTTTCCTTACGGTACTGTTCAGGAACGTTGAATTTAACGTTGTTTGCAGCTTCGTCATATATTCTGGCTTTTTCTTTTATAGCTTGCTTTTCTGCTAAATCAGCAGTATCAATTTTAGAGAGTGATTTTACCCAATCTGACTGAGATTTTACAACAGGTTCCTTGGGTATCAAGTCAGACTGCTTTGTTATGTTTTTGGGAAAATTTAGTTTTTCAGCCTCGTTTTTTGTTACGGCAAAAGGACGCTCTATTTGCCTTGTTTTTTCTGTAAGAGATGCTATGGCGCTGGAATCTGGCTGAGATTTAACTGGATTTACATATGTAGCGCTCCCATCTGAATTAATTGTTTTATTCCATTTGTTAAGCATATTTTTTAATCTTGCACTTGCCGTCTTGCTACCTTTTGCACCTTGTTTTATAGTAATGCTTTTGACAGAATCAACATAATCCCAGTGGCTATTTTTACTTGCAATAAATTCTGCATCTCCATTTTGATATGATAATTCCCATGCCGGTTTTGATTTATTTACATTGCCTTTTAATTTTGCGTTAGGTTCAAACTCTATTAGTACGCCTTTGTTATTTCCCTGCCCTAATGCTAAGTCTTTGTTATTTGAAAGATAAATATTGTTATATTCCATGTCTTTAATGTAATTGCTGTCAACTAAAGGAAGAGCATCATCCAAGCTTGTTTCATGATACATAGTATCTGAAAATTCTTTTAAAAGTTTTCTGTTGTTATCGTTTTGAGGTAACCGGAACTTTTTAAGTTCTCCTTTGGTTACTGCAAACGGGCGTTCAATTTGCCTTTCAGGTGCCTTAACGGATGCAGAAATTTCAGACTCAACTTCCTGTATACCATTCCTACTATACATGGGTTCATTACCTAAAAGCTCATCAACTTCAGCAGGAGTCAGCACATCGCCTTCCTTGCCGAAATATTCCTCCCTTGTCATTGTGGGCTCGACAGCTTTAGCTTTAGGCGCGTTCAATAGTAAAGGTGCTTTTTGGCCGCTTTTTAGTGTGTTGCCATATTGGTCAACGGTAAAATCAGCCTTTTTTTCTGCAATTTCCTTTTCTTTTGGTAAGGCTTTTACTGGAGTATTCAGCTTTTTTATCTCTGCCGTTGTTGGTTTTGGCGGTAACGATTCAATTACATCAGGCGTACGTAGTTTCGGAGCTTCCAGCATAAGATACTGTTTTGCTTCCGGCAGTGTGCGGAGTTCAGGCGTATTATTGACTACTTCCTTTTCTGCTGCCGTAAGCTTTTGACCGCCTTTTAGCTTTTTGAAAACCGTTTTTGCAATCCCACTTAAACCCATTATTCCAAGTTCCGCACCCATGCCGAATAATGCATTACCCGTTATTGTTCTTAGTGCATTCTTAGCAATCTTGCCATAGTCAGTAGAATATAATTTCGCTTGGTCTTCGTGCAGCGTTTCAGCGTATTTACTTGCTTCACCTTCGGTCTTAAACTTACCCAAGTATTCACCTGTTTTTTTATACCACTGCCAAGCTTCTTCGGATGTCATTTTCCTGTCTAAACCTTTGCGAACACCTGGAACAAGTACAGCAGTACCATCATCGTTTGTAAATGTCATTGAATACACTGTGCTGATTGAACCATCTGGATTCTTTATTGTAGGTCTATCGTTTAGGTCAACATTCCCCTTGCCATAATCTGGCTGTTTAGGCGTATCAATTTCCTTCTGTGTAGCAATCTGCTGTGCGGAGTACGGCAGTGATTCTATTGTACCTTGTACCACTCTTTTACCGGCCTTATTCGCTATTCCTTCAGCAACAGGAAATAACTTATTCACTGCTTTTTTTGCCAGAGTATTAGCCGCAGTGGGCAGTGTAACACCGGGACTGCCTGTAGGAACCATAAACCCTGCTATTGTCCCGCCTACGTCCGAAATAACGTTTCCAACCTTTCCCGCGCCGCCAATTCCGGCAGATTCAGCGTAATCCTTTGCACTGCTGTCGCCGAACCCTACTGACATGGCTTGCCTTCCGGTTCTGTCAAAAACTTTCCCGAGAGTGCCTTTTTTAGCATAGTCAACTTTTTCCATGGCTTTCTGAAACTGCTGTGTGAACCCTTCCGGGACTTTCTTGTCAAAATAGTATGCGGTAATTTCGCCGCCCATGTTGTAGGATTTTGGATCCAAGGACAACCCCTTGCTTAAGATGTCTATTTCGTCAGCGGTCAACACTTCTTTGGCTTTTTGCCTTGTTTTCTCCTCGTCTTTTTTAAGCATACTTCCAATTACAGGCGTGTTGTAAAAAGATGACTTGCTATTGTAATTCGGTATTTTTGCAGCAGCCTCCGACTTCGCCTTTTCCTGATCGATTCTGTTTTTTATATCTACAAAGTTTGTTGACAACTTAAATGGCGCATTAAATATAGTGTCGGAAGTACCTTTCGCCTGCGTATTTTGGGTTGATACCGGCAAATTGAGCGTAGGAAATTCAAGGGTATGTTGTTTTGCAATGCTCTGATAGGCAGGGATGCTTTGTACAGGGGTAACAGTTTCAAACAGTGCTTGTCTTTCTTTATCATATTTACTTGCCCTTTTAGCCTTTTGTGCAGTGCCTTGCGTTTTCGCCGTAACCTTTATTCCAAGCGCTTCACGCTCCTTGTCATACTTGCTCATATAATCACCCACTTTAGTTAATAGGCAAACCATACCTCAGTAATAGCGGATCTGTAATGGTATCATCAAGATTTAGACCTATGATATAACTTCTAAGCCCTGCTTTATCACTGATCTGTGTTATACCGCCGGCATCTTTTGAAATGAATGAACTACTGTCTACCATATCAATGTAGTTGTTGTACTGTGTTCTTTCGGTTTCTGTAAGTTGCTGTTCCTTGTCGAATGCAAACTTGTCCTGCTGGAGTTTTATCTGCGCTGCTGCCTGCGCTGCTGATATGTTGCCAAGCTTGATATCATTCTTAAGTTTATCAAGTTCAAGTTTCTGAGATTTAGACATATTTTCATATTCAAGTTCTTTTATCTGATATTCCAATGCAGATGTTTTCGCTTTATTGACATCATCTATCAAGGTCCTCATAGTATCCACTGAATCCGCTGCTACACCTGCCTCCTGCAATAGCTGATTGAATGCAGTGTCTTTTTCTGCTTTACTCAAATCACTATATTTCTGACTGGCCTCATAAAGCATCTGTGACCGTTTTTCAGCAAGGTTATCAAGTGAGGTCTGTTCGTCTGTTGTAAGGTTATTCAGAGCATCGTTGACCTTTTTAATGATCGCCATTTTCCCGCTTGATAAGGTCTGCGCAGCTGCCCCCTCTGCTCTTGCGATGCCTGCCAAACCCGATACTCGGCCCTGTTCAAGATCCGCTAATGAATTTTGATAATCTCTTTCCGCTTGACCTTTTAATCTTTCCGCATCTGCCAGGCTTAAGGTTTTGTTGGATTCAATCTCACTTATGCTATTGGTGTAGTCCTGTTCTATTTGTATCTTTTTACGTTCCGCATCCGCAAGTCCTGTAGCCTGTTCCTGTTCAAGTCCTGTTAATTTGTTGGACACGTCACGTTCATATGACTGTTTTTGACCTGTAATTTTGCCGATTTCACTTAGATTAGTCTGCCCGGCCTGACCTAACTCAGAAGTCACTTGACCGCCAGCGGATAATCCTCTTTGTGCAAATTCACCCTCAAGCTGTTTGGCCTGTCTTTGGGCGAGAATATCCTGCTGATTCATTGCTGTGTCGTAAGTAGGCAGAGTCTCAGCTTTTGTGGATTCTATGCCTGTCTTGGCTGTCGAATAAGCATTTTTAATCTTGTCTACGTTAGTTGAAAGTTCATCTGACAAGGATTGCTTGTTTGCGCCTAACTCGTTTTTACTTTGTTCGTACAGTTGAATTATCTTATCGGCCTGCGCGGCTATGCTGTCCATAGTATCAGTATTTTGCGTGTCAACATTTCGTTTTCCTGTCGAATAAGCATTTCTTATCTCGTCGGCCTGACTGGATAATTCAGCCAATTGCGCCGCGTAGGAATCGTCCAACTCCTGCTTGGTAATATCCGCATCCGATAAAATTCCAGCCCTTGCCTTTTTGGCATTAGCTTCAGCAATGTTTTTCTGTTCCTGCAAGATACTGTTTACATAAGCGGAAATTTTAGACATATAGTCTTCTTCTGTTACTTTAGGAACATAGGTTTGATCAAAATTAGTCAGTTGGGCGTTTTTGTCCGCTAATGCACCTGTACTATAATCAAGGTAATCCTGTGTTGTAAGTTCGCTTTTCAATCTTGCTATCTGGGCCGCATTTGTAGCAGCCTGTCCCTGTGATACCCTGTAGTTATCCGCAGCTTCGGCGGCCATAAGCATGCCAACCTTGTTTCCTGTGCTTTGAGCGGCGGCATACTGATCTTTATAGCCCTGCAAGGTCGCATCTACCGTAGGAGCCGCAGACGATGAACTGGACGACGAGCTAGATGATGTATTGTTTGACGTTGCTCCAAGATTTTGCACTGCCGTATCGGCAGCTGAACCGCTTATTTGATTGTCTCTAATTTGACGCGCAAGTTCCCTGTCGGGGTCTACTGTAGTGCTTGTAGCCGGACTTACTGCCGGTTTAGTTGTGGTACCTGTGGTACTTACTGGCTTAGTGACTGTCGGCGTTATTGTCTGCGTTTTGACCGGAACAACCGTGGTAGATGGTGTGGGTATTGTCAGCGACGCGCCGGCCTGTATCTTATTCGCATTTGTTATGCTTGGGTTTGCTGCAACAATAGCGGCAACAGTGGTTTTATTGTCTTTGGCTAATTGACTTAATGTATCGCCGCTTTTTATTTTAACAGTAGCCATAAAATCACCCCTCAGTTTTCTTAATAATCCTTGCTGGATTTCCCACAACAGTTACATTGTCCGGAATGTCCCTTATAACTAAACTGCCTGCGCCTATGACGGCGTTTTTGCCCGCCTTGATGCCTTGAATTAATATTGCACCCGCCCCGATGAAAACGTTGTCGGAAAGTGTCACATCCCCGCACAATGTAACGCGCGGACTGAGAACACAATTGTCCCCTATCACGCAGTCATGGTGTATCTGAGAGCATAATCCGATAGCAACATTTTCGCCGATTTGCACGTTATGGCAAATATGTGATGAAAATATTAAAGGCTCCGTTTTTATCGAAGCCTTTAAAAGTTTTTCATATATTCGATTTCTTGTCTCGTTATCTCCTACGCTTCCCACGGCGTTATAAACGGGGTATCGTATGGGTATTCGCCCTTGGCATAAATCGTCAACGGTCCCTAGAATCTTATACCCTTCAAATGTTCCAACTTTAAAATCATCAATAAAAAATACCTCTTGGTGAGGTATAAAAGAAAGGACATCTAAACTATTTTGTCCTGCACCTATTAAAATCATATAATCACCTTTTAAACGATAAATAAAAAACGAATATCAATACGAGAAATCCGTAAAATAACTTTAACTTTTCAAATGTCTCCTGCTTGCATTTTATTTTTACGTATACTGCAAGTATGACTAATGGTAGACTGATAACCGTAATCATTAGTGTCATCTTAGCCATTGCCGCCATTGCTTCTAACATACTTAATAAGTCTCCCAATATTTATTTCTATACTGGTCATCATACTGCTGAATATTATCATATTTCAATTTGACAAGAAAGTTGTGCATTACGGGATATACAGCATTTTCATAATCCTCGGTCGTTATGTATATCTTAGCCTTATAATCGCTAATATGTGTTGCTTCGTGTAGTAATGCGGCCATTAGATATTTGTGGTCTGAAGACGTGCCTATTGTTAAAGTGCAAAACCCATGTTCGAGATATGCCCCATTCCTTTCCCCTTGCGAAACGCTAATCAAATTTTTAGCCACAATATCATATTCGTCAGGGTAGTTTTCTCTCATGTCTCTTAAAGCGTCCCAAATAGCTGTCTTAAATTCGGAATATCCTTTTACAAGTATATCCCCTTCGTTATCAATAAACAGTCGCTGAAAGTATGAAAGATAGCCATACGTTTCATTACCTATTAATTTGCAGTCAGGCAATGAATTTTCCTGTTGAATGTCATTGATAAATAAGCTTCCGTCATCCAAACCGATTTTTACGGAATATTCATATTTTGTATCTTGATATACTCTGGCAAGGAAATATTCATCTGTTTGTTGCGTCTCAAATCCAAGTTGTTTAAACCAATCATTCAGCGAAATATCTTCCGCATAGATTGGAGCACAAATACATGAAAATATTACAGATAACAGTATTACACATTTTTTCATCATAATTCTTCTTTCTAAATATATAATACTATTTACTGGTAATTTATACAATAGTCTTAGTTCCCTATTTTTTTAATCATTTCCAATGTATTCTTGTCGGAAATTTGCTTTAAGACTTTGGTCATGCACCCCTTTTGTTTACAAAGTTTTATCCCTTTATCCAGTTGGCCTAAAAGATTATTCCTCTCTGATATGCTTGTGTTCTCACTCAGTCCTGAGAGTTGATTTATCCAGCGCAGCGTATAACTTACCAGTTGGTGTTCATTTACATCAGTCAAGGATGCAGTCATATCGGGTTTCAATGATTCCTTAATTTCGTGCCATTCCCGGAGTTCCCTGATACGGTCTTTTGCTGTACGTTCCTGATTGATTCCAATGAACTGCTTCTTTTCAATCTCAATCTGCAAAAGTTCTTTTTCAAGATCGTCAGATTCAAGAGCGAGTTTTCTTTCCAGGATTTTTATTTCAACCTGATTCTTCCGATATTCATACGACAGCATGACTAGTTCCTGAAACATGACGTTTTGTTCGCGCATAGCCTGCCAATACTTTGAGTCAGGCGTAGGATGCTTCAGGTCATTTAAAATGCTTACTTCCATTTCCGTGCGTGTTCGGAATATCTGGACGTTCAGGAACGTATCTTGTAATTCAGATTTTAACTCAGACAAAACTAAAAAATCATCCGCTTTAAGTATTTGGGATGATTCAATAATTGATAAAGATTGCGTGTTGAAATTCATAAGTCCTCCTAAATTTTTGTATATTCCTCGGTTATATTAGAAACTGATCCGGTATACCCTCCGAAGCTTAGTCCCGCCGACTGTGAACCGCAACCAGCTAAACTACTTCGCGCAACGGTGAGGTTACCAGCAATTGTCCACGCCAATCCATCATATTCCTCTGTTGCATTGCTTACGGAACCACTATCTCCTCCGAAGCTTAGTCCCGCCGACTGTGAACCGCAACCAGCTAAACTGTTACGCGCGGTTACTAGATTTCCGCCGGAACCCCAAGTTGTTCCATTGTATTCTTCTGTAATAGCCGCGCCTGAAACACCCCCAAAACTCAATCCAGCTGTTTGTGTTCCACAACCCGCCAGCGCAGACCGCGCAGTATTAAGATCACCACCTGCTGACCACGAAGTGCCGTTGTATTCTTCAGTTGTAGGTATTTCTGTCGGAGGAGTGCCATAAACATACCCCCCAAAACTCAATCCAGCTGTTTGTGTTCCACAACCAGCTAAGCCGATGCGCGCTGTGCCAAGGTTCCCACCCGATGACCACGAAGTGCCGTTGTACTCTTCGGTAACATTTGTTCCAAAAGGTGTGGTTAAACCACCAAAACTTAGTCCCGCCGACTGTGAACCGCAACCAGCTAAACTGTTGCGTGCTGTTGCTAGACTGCCCCCTGCTGACCACGCAGTGCCGTTGTACTCTTCGGTAACGGCAGAGTTTGATCCTGTATACCCTCCGAAGCTTAATCCATCTGTTTGAGACCCACATCCAGCTAAACCAGATCGCGCGGTATTTAGGTTTCCACCTGCCGTCCACGTACCAATTTCCCAAATAGTTTTTATAACTCCGTCTATATTGGCAAATACTTTAGCTACCTGTTTTATGGCACCGTCTATATTTACCTGTACATTTGCCACTGTCTTTATGGCACCGTCTATATTCACCTGAATGCTCATAATGCCCTCCTTATGGCGTATACATCAGCCATGTGTCACCGCTATTGCACGCCCCGGCTGTTGCTGCTGTTGTGGAATATATGGCGTTTCTCATAAATGGCGACGTATATGAACTGTGGTTTTGTGTCTTTAGTTTATTGGTCATTACCTGACTGCCTGTAGTGGTCATGATATTGCCGTAACCGCTTAACGCGCCTGCTGAACCGGCATAAGCCGCCGATATATTTATAGCTGATACGGCTGTGCTGATCGCATACAAAGCAGAAAATACCGTTGAACCCGTGCCTATACCGTCAACTCCGCTCATACCGACATATCTCGCACCGCTTGCGCCCTCGATCAAATTTAGTTCATTTACTGCGCTGTTTAACAGAAGTTTGTACTGGTTGTCAAGCTGGCTTGCAACATCATTCCAATTCGCTTGGAGGGCTCCACCTGTGGCTAAATTTGACGAATCAAAAACTGTCCACGGATTTGAACCGGAATATGTTAATGTTATTGTTGATACTACTGATGCACTAATCATAAAATCACCTCTTAATTTTGTGAATATAGACTATTTTGCTATCCACCCTGTATTTCCCGTACCGGATTCTTTAACATACAACGTTGTATTTGCCCCTCCGTCTGTCCTACGGTATAATGTACCTATTGAGGCAGTTACAGCACCTTCGGGACTACCTGCACCGTAAGGCACGTCGTTTGATGTTATAATCTTTTTCCACCCTGTGAAAATTGTGCTATTGTAAATTTGTCCAAAATATTTAATATGCCCGCCAGTCATAGATTCAACTGTCATTGTGGCATAATACAAACTAGGGTTTCCCGCATAACTACACCCGCCGAATATAGTGACCATATAATCACTTGTAATTTCAGCAGGTAGTCCTGTTATATTAGATAAATAAATATTATTACCTATTAAATATCCAAATTCCATTTTCAGGTAGGCAATGTATTGATCTAAACTAATTGGTGTAACTGGGTTGGTTATTGCAAGCGCTTTATGTTTATTCACATATGTTGTATACTCCACTACAAGTGAGTCAAAGACCGTTTGTCCTACCTTGTCGCCAGGCAATGCATTTATAACATCAAATCCGATTTTGAGTAAATTCCCTTGATTGTCATAGTATCCCCTTGGCCTTAAAAAATCATCAGTTCTCTGTACAGCCATTTATATCACTCTCCGGTCTATCGCATAGTATAACTTGCTGTTTAGCAAGGTAAAGCCTTGATTTAAGGTGTTACTCCTTACCTTGTATTGGAAATACTTTCCCTTCAGATTTATGGGTACTCTTTTGGGGAAATTGGAGTAAGTCGCTACATTCGGGGCAAATGCGTTCGGGTTGAAAGCGTCCGGTATCCACACACCCGCAAGTTCATAGGGCGCGGACGTTGATGTTCCGGCGATGTCGTTTATGTATACAGTGATTGCTATGGTGGTATTTCCGAACATTGTTCTGAATTCAAAATATAAATGTGTAAATAGTTTAATCAAGTCATACCCCTGTCCGGGGTTCATTTTCTTTGAATACCAGTACGCGTCAATGGCTGTTCCGTCGTCGCTTGCGGCGGATGGGTCAAATTTATAGAGATTCCCCGCACCGCCGAAATACAAATATCCATCCTTGACGTTGAAACACGTCGGTTCATGCGCCAGTGTCCACTTAAGCCATGGATAGACAGTTCTACCTTTCCCTTGGTGGATAAGGTTATGTTGGAGGATAAAAATTTGGTCATTCACATGAAGCCAGTACTTTTTATCATGCACAATTGCAAAAGCGTTCGCCCGGCTTGTTGCGGATTCCGTCATCAGTCCGTCGCGTATCCCGGTGAATCCGTTTATGTCCTCACTGATAAGGTCAAGCTTGTACCCGGTTCCCTCTGTCTTTAACTGGACAACACCCCTTTGACTTAATCCCGTTGGGATACCGTCTACCAGTTTCAAAGTGTCAGTTGCAACCAGTCCTTCTCCGTCGTACATTTCAGTAATTGAATTGTTCGGCGGCGCGCCCACTAAAGCGTGAATTGACCTATATTTCCATAACTGAAGCGTGTTGGCTGTCTTTAAAAATCCCATCATTTTATCGTTTTTCACACCTACGTCCGCATATGAGGTAGCAGGGCAATAAGTGGGATCCAGGATATCAGACCAAAACACCCTCGCGGGGAAAGACGGGTTTCCACTTAAGTAAACGTTGGTGTCGTTTCCTTCGCCGTATGTCTCACAGAAAGTGCAATTTGTTATACATGTCGCGGCAAGTACAGGTTTATGCGTTGTTATTTCTACATTCCCTACTCCCGAAACCGCCGCAGTGGTCAACGAGAAGTACCCGCTTGTGTAGTTGACCGTGAATCCTGCTGTAGCCGCGCCAGAGGTTAAAGTTGCGTTATTGACTATAACCACATTATCGCCCGTCGTAAGGCTTCCAAATGACATGTAGAACGTTGTGGCCGTCGCATTCCCTGAGAATGTTTCTTTAAGCCCGGACTGGATATAGTTGAGTTCGTCAATCTGTCCCCCACCGGTCCCGTCAGGGTTTTTATCCGCGAAATAAGTCGGAATGTAACCTGACACCGTGGAAGCTGTGGCACCGTTGTATTCTATGTAACCAGAACCGTCAAGCATGTATATGTACCCGTTCATTTCAAACGCTCTTGACTTACCGGAAACCATGCCTGAATATATGGTCGAGGCTGAACCTGCAAGATCAATCTTTAGCGAAGTTCCAACTGGGTAAATAAAGTCTGACGAACTGAATGAATTGTAGACAAATAATGAATTTACATTTGCCGTTGCGAGTGCGGTCGTGTAATACTTTGAGTACCCGTACCTTGAATTTATTCCGTATAGTTCATTATTGACTACGTTTTCACAGTCCGGACTTTGATCGTCCTCTATGTCAGTCGGCGGCTTTGTCACATTAAGCCCGCCTATAAACGCCGTTATCGGGTATTCCTGCAACATGGTATCACCAGCCCCTTGTATTGTTTATTGTCTGTTTGCCGTGTTCCGTTGAGGTGTCTATTTTATCGCGTTTCTTTTCATACTCAGTCTTAAAAGCCTGACCCTGACCTACATTTACTCCGTTTCCAATCAGGACATCCCCTGCAACTCCGAAAGGAATTATCAAGGTTGTTCTGTCTTTTATCAGGAATGCACTCGTAGACGTTGTCACCACCGGAGGGATAATCCAGTAGTCAAGGAAAAATTCAGCAGAATATCCCCTGCTTATCAAAAGCTTTTTATTGTCAATCCTGTAGTCTGTAAATGTTCCGTAATCGCTGTTTTTATGGTATCTTACCTTGTTTATATCGCTGTAATCGGAAGGTAAGTCATATTCTACATAAGGCTTAAAACTTGGTATTGCAGCAGTGGAACTTCCGAAAGTATACGGATAAAAAGCCACATTCTGTATTCTGTATTCCTGATTACCGTAAAAGTTCAGTTTGATATAGTCAGACGATACCGCAGCTGTGACAAAATTTTTGTACGCTATGAACGTACTTGCTGCAGTGACGGTCACAGTAGATAAGGTCGTCATGGTCGTAGTGCTTGAACCTTCCATGATGTCCACGGAATGAGGCCCGTCACACTCATAGTAATACGCATATGCAGAGGCTGCGACGTAGCCTACCGACGTGGTAGTATGGGTGTTATAGGAAAAAATTTCGCCAAGCATGTTTTCAACGGGGAATTGTGGTATTGCCACACTGGAGGATATTTTGTCTTTTAGGGCAAGTTCCTGATAATATAGGTTGATTGGGTCGTCCAGTCTGTTTAGAATTGAAATGTCTATGTTTGCGGTCACAGTTTGGTACTCGTTGATTAATTTTATTGTTGCGTTACGAATATCCCCTAATGTATATCCCACCTATATCACCTACTTTCCATAATGAAAGGGGTTTGTTTTCACAAGCCCCTACTTTGCAATTACTTATCTAAACTAAACCAATGCCACTTCAATATTTTTGACATATGTGAATGGGTCATGAGCATAGTACAGGTCTATTGATATTTTATCCGCATATACCTCGCATACCATAAACTGACCGCTTGGGTTTAATTCCATAAGTGCTGCACCGGCAACGTTTGTAAGCACTCCATCCACTGCAGTCGGAAGATTGGGTGTATGTGTATGCCCGCTTAAATACAGTTTTGCCCCGTTTGCAGTCGCCAGTACAATTATTTCGTCATGCCCCGTGCCAATACTCCAGTTAAGAGCAGCAGCTATTGCAAAATGGCATGCAAGTATTTTATGAGTTGCCGGTACTTGCAACTGAGTTTCTAACCATGTCAATTCTGCCGCTGATACACTACCGCCGTGAGTTGCATCAACATAGTCAGCGTTGAAGAAGATAATTCTTACACCGTTCACTTCAACAACTCCATGACTGAGTATACGATCTTCATCTCTATCATGATTGCCTTTAAAGAAGTATTTCGGCCTTGTAAACAAGTTCGTAGCGGCTATGTACTCTTGATATTGCGATTCTCTTAATTCTGGAGTATCTGAGTATCCGCTGTCTTCGTTGTCCCCTGTTGACAATCCGAATTCTGCATCAGACACTATATTAATAGCCGAAAATGTAGACTTTAATTCATTCGGCAACCATATTGCATGTTGAGTGTGAGGATCGGACCACCACGCAAATTTTGTTAAATAGCCGATACTGGCTAAAGGTGTTACTGCAAATGAACTTAGTGTTCCTGTTCCGGTTGTGAACGAGCCGCATGTAGCACTATAAAGAATTGACAAGTCCTTTACCGTTTGGTCTGTGCCGATTTGAACACTGTTATAATACAGTTTAAATATCGCGCCGGACTTCGATATCTTAATATTCTGTCCCTCAACATAGGTTATGCTTGAACTTATAAGTCCGGTTACAATACCCTTGACGTATTTTTCAAGCACAATCTTGTCGCCGTCCGAACGGTCTATGTACGCTAAAACTCCGTTCTGAGGGAAAACCGAACTATCCAGCATTGCTATACCGCCTCTGCCGGTTGTCACGGCTGCATTTGCTGATATTTCAGTATTTAAGCCATATGAAGCTACATTTGCCAGAGTACCCGTCGGAACCTTTATTGTCTGCAAATATGAATCACTCAAATATCCGCTTTCAGCAAGGCGCGATTTCGCAATGTTATCAAGTTGAGTTTTGGTAAATGGCATTCCGTTCACTTTACAATAATGAAATAATTTTACTTCTATTCCAGCCCAGCCGGAAGTCTTGAACGTCTGTACAAACATATCAAACGTCGCCGCAGTCGTTACGGTTGTCAATAAGGATACAAACTCAAACGTACCACTTCCACTATGAGCGTTACTCGCTGTAGGACTCGCATTTGTTACGTCAATTTGTGCTGTATTATCTGTAGTTTTAATCATTGCATAGATATGAATAATATCACCTGCAACCAGTGCGCTTCTCAGGGTAGTTCTCTCTGCTGAACCAAGGCACATATTACCGTATTGAGCTTCAGGAGTAAAAGACTGCACGTTCCCACTTACAGATCTTACAGAAGTAGTATACGTGCTTCTCCATCCATTAGCCCAGCCGTCAGCGTTAGTGTCAGTCGCGAAGTTGCCATAGCTGGCTAAAAGGTTTATAAAGCGATACTTGCGTATATTAACACCATTGAACATTACTTTTGATATTTCCTGCCCGTTGAACATATATTTATCTATTTCAGCGCCGTTGAACATGCTATCACCCACTTATCCTGTAATCAATGCCATCAGTTAGCTTGCTGGCAGGAAGGGCATCATATTCTGCCTGAGTAAGTATAACAGCACCTTTTATTTGTCCGTTGTTCGTCATATCTGCCAAGTCTGCATTAGTCTTGCCCCAATTATAAGTTGTTTCAACTCCCATAAAATCACATCCTTAATATAAGTATTGAAAGAATTTCAATGGTTGCGCCGCACTTGCCAAAAACCAATTTCCTGTCGTCAAATGCAATGGTCCTATCTTTTCGCCTGCGCCGATATCCCAACTTCCTGTTCCAGAACCAAGAGTCGAGGCTATACCCATATAAACAGTGCCTGTTCCGGCGTTGTGTAGTTGAAATGCGCCGTTGTACGGGAATGTTGTCGCTACCGTAGAAACAGTCATAGATGTTACTGTGCCAAATTTGTACCCACCTTCTCTAAATATATCAGACATGATTATACCCCCCTACATTTGATTTTATGGCCCCTTAACTGCCTTTCGGTTTCAAAAGGTTTTCCACATGAACACTTGAACCCTTGCTTTATTTCTGCCTTGACTTCCTTGACCTCCTGCGGTTTCAGAAGCGTAATTATTTCCTGAAGCTGTTCGGATATATTGGATAAAAGCATATTGGTTGTATCACCGATACACCTTGATTTGTCTATATTATACATAAGTCCTCCAAAAGAATAAGGCGGTTTTTACGCCGCCTTTCTTGTTATTCATTCCCGATGACTATGTAGCTTACAATTCCCTGCGTAGCTACGCCGGTTGAATTGTTTATCAACCACCTTATACCTGTCTGAGTTGCTATAGCACCGGCAATCAACCCCGTGACCTGCGGTGTTACAAAGGCATATAAGGCTGTTGACAAGCCGCAGTTTGTTACGGATGTCATTACTACAGCGTCAGTTGCCAGGGCTGAACCGAACGCCACCTTGTACTTTGTACCGTATAGTGCAGCGTTCAGCATTGCAGCACCTGCGGTTAGACCGGATATGTTGGCTTTTAAAGCTGATGCATCAACACTTGTTGTAAGTCCACTCACGAGGTTTACCAACGATGATGCGTTTACCGCCGTTGTTAAGCCACTCACAAGATTAACCAAGGACGACGCATTTACTGCGGTTGTCAGACCAGATACCAGGTTATTTACCGCAGATGCATACTGGTACATAGTCCCGGCTGAGTCCTTAAAGCCTTCTGCGCGGACATATGAGGACACCCTTGTTGTTTCAGTTGACATGTTCTTTCACCTCCATGAAACAAGGCACCCTTGCGAGTGCCTTGTGTTGGTTTGTATTTTTACTTCCATCTGCTTAATTCGTGAGTTTGAGAATGACAGGAGTTGCAGAGAGTTTCAAGGTTATCAGGTTCGTTGTTGGGCTTTTCGGATTGGCCACTTTCATCCTTATGGTGAACATTTAAACCGTCTTCGCGTCCACACATAACACATTTGTGTCCGTCTCGTTCAAGTACGAGTTCCCTATTGCCGCCAAACCTTTCATTGTTGTGGCAATCGTTTACTTTTTGCCTTGCGCGTTCACCGTTTTGGACTCTCCATTCTTTAGCTTGCTGCTTATACAGTTCTGGGTTAGACCTGTATAATTCCTTGCGCTTTTCTCTTACATGTTCAATGTTTTGTTCTTGCCATTGTCTGTTCTTTTTGTTTATATCCTCTTTGTGTATTATGTAATCATAGTGTTTCCTACATTTTGGGCTACAATATTTTTGGTCATTTTTCTTTGGAGGAACGAACATTTTTCCGCATACAACGCAAGGCCTTTCTGTCTTTGGGTATTCACGAATAAGTCTGGCTCGCTTATAGCAAGCCGTTGAACAATATTTTTTTGCCCTTTCTGTTTTGAATTCTTTTTGACACACAGGGCAAATGATCCTCGCAACCATGTTAACAACCTCCCATTTATTAATGTTATATTGTTATTGTAACACATATCTGGGAAGTTGTAAACATTTATGTTTATGATGAACCTTAAGCTGGCAGATTTCCCACGATAAATTTCCAGTCGTAAACACAAATTCCAAATCTTGCATATACGCCTATGGCCCATGACAACGTTTCAAAGCTGCTGTTGCTTTGCGTTTCGGGTTTGATTCTGTCAAGGAAATACAGGTTTTCCTTAGCCGCAACACTATCTATCCAGTGCCACGGATGATTGGATTTACCTGACTGTTTCTTGAGCTTCTTCCACACAACAACCTTGAACATTCCCTCGTAGATGTTATACTCGTTGTTGGCTACTTTGGGCTTTTTGTCACTGTTGGCGAGTTCGAGGGCGGTTTTGGCGTTTGCCATACCCACCAGCAATGTATCGCCGAAATAACTTCCGTCGTTTCCGGTATCGTCTGTGAAATCACTCATCGTCACTATTGCGGTATCAAGGTTGTCACCATCAAGCGTGTTGGTGGTCTTGTTGTCAAGGTAGTCAGTGTTTTTCCCACTCTTGCTTACGTGGGTATCATTGACGAACGAAACGCCATCTGCGCCGAGTGTCCATGTGTAGGTATCGCCATCTTTGGTAAATGAACTCTGATCTGCATTGGTGAAAACAGCAGCTGCAAAGTTTTCCTGCGTCCTATAGGCAGCTTCCATCAGCGACTTACCGGAGGTCTGCATGGACAAGAGTTTGTTGTCGTCAAGGAATTTTCTGCCGAACGATGCCGTGTCGGAAAATTCAGTGAATTCGCAAGTCTTGGCAAAATATTCGTTGATATCCGAATAGTTCCTTGTGCCATGCATCTGTTTAATATCGCCTCTTGAACTGGTTCCCAAAATGGAAACTGCCGGTTCGTCTACGTCCTGTCTGTTGAACAGTTCGTTTATCATTCCTGTGTCAGCTTTGGCTGTGCCTATGTCCTCCATGAATTTCAATATGGCCACTTCATAGTTACCTACAAGCTTGTTGAATTCTGTTGCGGTATAGTTAATCATTTATGCCACCCCCCCTTATATTGCAGGGGCAAAGATTACATAGATTGAACTGGTCGGAGAATCCGCCGTTGCAGTCTTGTAAACTAAGAGCCCTGTACCTACCGCCGCGCCGTTAACACCTGTGCCAACTGAAGCAGTACTCAAGTTAATCTTGGAACCGGCTACCGTTGCCGCTGTTATGGCGGTTGAAATTGAAGATTTCCACACCTGGTTATCATTCACCGGTGTTACTGTCGGGTAATATGCCGCTGTTACTACGGATGATGCGGCGGAAACGTTGGATATTGCATATACCGTGTCGGCGCTGTCTGCAAAGCAAAGGGCACCGCCCGTTACTTTCAAGGCCTGACCGTTGTATAATGCGTACCCGCTGAGTGCGGGTAATCTTTTTTCAGAGTAAAGACTGTTGCCTTCACCCTGTGCGAATTTTGCGAATTCTATCATGAAAATCCCTCCCAATAAAATAACGGGAGGTTGTCCCGTTATCTGTGGTATTTTACGTATGCCATTTTTTGTTGTAGTGGGTCTTTAACCCCTACTAGTTCGAGATTTCTCCTCACCGCTTCCGGCACGATGACGTTGTCATATTCCGCTGGTGCGTTTGCGCCGTTCACCTGTGCCGTATGTGCCGTACTCATTACTGTAGCTGTTGCCTGATTTGCACCGGATTTTCTGGCGCTTTCAACGTCCGTGTCATACCGATGTTCTTTAAGGTGACTCAGCAATGTGCGCTTGCTCTTTCCCTCATCCCATGCTTTCCATACTTCTTCAGGGATGTCCTCAGCCTTTTGAATGTCTTTAAACACTTTTTGCGCTTCTTTAAAGCTGGTGACAAGGAACCTGTCCTGACGTTCTTTTTCGGCTGCTTTAATCAACGGGTGTTCGCTTACCTTTGTGTCAATCTGTTTTGACAGCACGTCAAAGATTTTTCTTTCGTCAATAGCAGGCTTTTGAGTGCTTGCCTGCTCTGCTAGTTCCGAATTTTCGAGGTATTCAAGATACTCGTCTACAGTTGCGAACCCTTCAGGTAAAGCTTTTTGCGCAAGCTTTTCAAACTTGGACTTGTACCCGTCATTTTCTTTCAAAAGGTTGTCTGCAAGTTCGGCTTTACGTCTTAGCTCTGCCCACGCTGCATCTGGCTTGTTACCATCAGGTATCGGGGCGGCTGATCCCGTTGTTTCGCCTGTCCCTGTGGTATCCGTATTAGCGGGGGTGACTAATTCCCCTGTGGCTCCGCCACTTGCGTCAATTTCATCCATCAACGGTATAGGAAAATATTTTAAAAACATAATTGCCTCCAATTGAGTTTTTACCCGAATCTCACGATTAATTTAAAAAAGCACCCTACTTGTGCTTACTGCTTTGCTTTCCCGCCATTCTGGCAAGGCTTGGAGCGTAAATCTCCGCCTTTCATAGTCTTTTGTATTGAGGACTGTTTGTCACCACCTGCGCTTCCCATGGTGAACGTGGCTTTATTCGGCATTTTTTTACCCATATATATCACCTCCTGTCCCTATAATCTTGATTCCATATTTGATTAAACATCGTTTCCTCTTCGGCTTCAGTTACTGCGCGGGATTCTTTTTCGCCCTTTTGTGAAGCTAACATATCATGTATGTATTGGGCTTTTACGCCAGGATGATCATGTACCTTTGATAGACTGCGTTCTTTTGCCCCGCCCCCAGGCCGAATAAAAGTACCCTTGTTCACAAGAATCACTTCCTATCGTAGGCAATTGCTACCGCCTGTTTGATCGCCTTTTTCTTACTTTTAGGCTTTGACGTGCCTATCTTTCCGGATTTCTCATACTTGTTGACAAGTTCGTGTATGTTGGAACTCATGTTTTTCTTTCCAGATTTCAAAGGCATAAAATCACTTCCTTTTTACCGGTTTCATTTTCATCACGGATTTCATTGCGGCCATTTCTTCTGTTGCTACTTTCTTGGCGGCTTCCATGCGTTTCGCATCACACTTTATTTCTTCTGCACACTTAAGTGTCCTTGCATCATCCTGTGCCTGCCACTTTTTATCCATGCTTATTCCTTTTGCCAATTAAATCACCTTCCATTTCGTAAAAATTTCTCCGTCCCGGTACAATGATTCATGGAGTTTCTCATAAGGTTTCAAACCTGTCTGCACGATGTCACAGCCGCCAAATCCAGCCAGTAAATCCTTGACTGAATATTCTTTCATATCTAGCACCACAAGTCCACTCAAACCGCTTTCGGCAATGTCCAAAACGGCTTTTGATATGCTTTCCTTTGACGCACCGTAGCGAGTGGCGTTCAGGTCTGTCACTGTCAAGGGCAAGCCTTGTTCCTTTTGCTTCTGCCATATTTCCAGAACTGAACCGCTTGAACCGAAAATATTTCCGCTTCTGACTACGATAAATTTTGTTTTAGCCTTACCACACCAGTTCACAGCGTCCAAAACCAAATGTTCCGACATTGCCTTTGAATGCCCGTAGATATTGACAGGCAGAACGGCCTTATCGGTTGATATCTGTATGAACGTTTCAATATTGTTTTTTACAGCACATTCAAGGGCTTTTTGCACACCGACAACGTTTGTATTAAGGCAGGCGAAAGGGTTCTCGTCGCACATTTCGACCCGTTTCATTGCGGCGCAGTTTATAACGACGTCTGCGTTGGTCATAGCCATGTTAAGGCGTTCCAAATCACATATGTCACCAATCAAATACCTCATTTGGGGTTCATATTCCTTGAACTTTTCACGCAATAAAAAAAGCCTGTATTCGTTTCTCGAATAGGCCCTTATCGTAACATCCTGCTTGACTAATTCAGTTATCAGCGCAGTCCCCAATGTCCCACTTGCCCCAATTACCAAAATGTTTTTAAATAGCATCGCCGCCTCCTATTTTCTGCGCGATTGTATTCAACGTCTGAGCCTCAGGACTGTTTGCCTTATCGGTCTGTGCTTGAACCTGCGCCTGTTGCATCATTTGCTGTTGGTCAAACTGTTCCTGAAGAGTCTGCAAAATACTCGCGGCATTCGGGAAATTCATCTTGACCAAGAGTTTCCAGACCAGCAGGTTTTGTTCGTTTGGCGCAAGGAACCCTCCACTAGCTAATTCTTTGACCTGTTCAATTAAAACTGACCTGTTTTTGTTCATAGCCGGTTCAGCAGAAATTTCGATATCCCAGCCTGACCAGACGGGTTTATTGTCAACCATTTTCACCATGTCAAGTTTGTTGAACTTTCCGTATTCGGGTTTAAGTTTGGCGTCTATCCTGTACGGTCTGTCGCCGTCAGAGAAACAAAGGATATGATCACACAGTAGTTGATAGATTCTTTTGTATGCGATATTCTTTTCATTGGCCTTTATGCCGATTTTCTCCGCCGTCTGGTTGATAAGCGAATCAGTCATTTTTCCGGACTGGGACTCACCTTTGTTTATACCCTGCCAGACCGAGGTAATGCCTATCATGTACTGAAGTTGATCGGATATGAACGTATAGAATTCCAGCGCTTCACGTCCATTATCTTTAAATTCAACCGGTAAAAAATTGTTAACATCATTTACTCCAATAACAGTCATATCGTCATTATCAATTAAGGCCGCAGCTTCTTCCTCCATTTGTTTATTGTATAGAATCTTGGTGGATCCTTTGAGAATCTTTTCTTCATGTTTGTAGACCATTTTTTTCATAGTCTGTTCAAAGTCCGCAGTCCTTTCGATGTCCGATATGCCTACAATTGATTTTGAACGTGGAATGTTATTCTGTATGACTATCGGAATGGACTTTGGTCCCTTTGGATAGTAATAGGGAACTTGTGTACCTTTGGGTATCTTGACAATTTGGATTTTCTTTTTTTCCCCGTTATCTTCGTATTCTTCTTCTTCTCCATAGTCATCCGCAATAGTCTCAGAGTCCACAAGGACTTCATTACCCTGTTCGTCCCGTTCAAACTCCTTTTTATCCGGGTCATATTTTCGCCTGTGGTAGTATTTGGGTGTCTTTAACAAAATCAATTTATCACTGAATGCCGTCAGGCAGAGTTCGTCGTCATCGTCAAGATGCCATTTTTCAATAATGACATACTTCGTCAGCGGGTGATTCATTTGCCGTGTCATTAAATCAACTTGCGCGTTGACGTCGTTGGTGTTGTTAACCTTTGAACCGTTTCCATCTCCTACGGTGTCGTACTTGATATCTGCGCATAAACCGTATTCGGGGAGTTTTTTGGCAATATCACCATACTTTTTAATACAGTCCCGCAAGGTCTCGTTTTCAATATGATACATGCATTGACACTTGTTTTTATCTACGGTTCCGGCGGCCCATGCAATATTTTTGGGATGAACCTCGATAATTTCCGGCCTGCCCCTGAACCCCGGCCCCTGATAATTGGGATTCCACAAGACTTTATAACAGGTGATACCGTGTTTTTTGACTACTCTTTCGGCGGATGAATTCACTTCGTCAAGGTCACTGTTACGTATTGTATAGTCAGCTTCAGCCTGTAGTTTTTTGACGGCGTTTTCGTCATCTTCCGCTATGGGTTTGAACACTGCCTCAGGGATATTGAGGTCAATCTGTGCCTCAATAATGGACTGAGATATCCTTATAGGCGTACGTGCATCGTCGGAAGCCGCAGATGAATATGTATTGCCGAATACCCTGTCGCCGACGTAAATTTTTTCCTCGCGGTCAAACTTTTCGTTCCATGGTTGTTTTTCTTTGTCAGCAGCGAGATACTCGTCCATTAGTTCGGTTGCTTCCCTGACCATTTCGTCCATATCTTTTATTTCATCCATTTTCTTTTTCACCCCGCTTATGAGGTTTTTTACAGGTTTTAAAATGTCCATTGTTCACACCTGCTTTTATTCTAAAATTCGTTTTCTGACTTGAACACGATTTAAAGACTTTCCATATTGATCTAAAAACTTATTGACCGGGAATCCGATATCTCGGAACCCAAGCATCGAATAAGCCCAAACGCCATACATGAACTCGATGTCAAATGAATTTTTATATGCGTTGTCTGTGCGATAAAGCTTTTCGTCAAATGTTGCAGGAAGACCAATTAACCTTTCCGCTGCAAATTCCATCAGTTCATCGGTGGACATTTCAATCATTGATTTACGCTTGGCTTCTGGACGTTTTGGTATATCGTGCATGGGTTTTACGGTGGGTGCAATCAAAATTTCAGGGCTTGTGTTTTTCTTAAAATCCATAATCATTTCCTTCCATATTTTTTTTGATAATATCGTTTCAGTTGTGGATTTTTGGTTGAATCTATCAACACACTCGGATGGGTGTATTTGTTGTTGTCCCATTTCTCGGGTTCGGGTGTGGAATAGGCGCGTTGCTGTGACCGGGCTTCATGCATGATCGCGAATGAAAGTACACAATCATCATGGAATCCTTGTTCAGCTTCTTCTTTTCCACTATGCGCGTATATAAATGTTGTCATTTCCTGCAACGTAGCCACGTCGTTTATGAGGTAAGCTTCGTCACGCACTATTGCCCTTGTCTTGTCTATAAGCTTCGGGCGCGTTGAAACTGTCGTAAGGAATCCGAATTTTTGCTGTCTCTTTTGAGAGATTTCGTCGTATGTTTCACGTTTGTATTGATTGTAATATCCCAAATACTGCAAGTGTTTTATAACAGTAAGTCCATGATTGTTCTGTTCGTTAGAAATAAGGGCATTATTGTAATACCGTGCAAGTTTTATCTGTTCTTCTGCAAATCTATCCGGTTCAATGTGTGACCTTTGTGTCGCAACTTGATTTCCGGTTGTGTTGTCACAAACTTGGCTGACGCTATAATCACCTCCGCGTATGCCTTCAGCTGCATCTGCACCAATGCAATAGGGGCGATTAACTTTCGGGTGTTCATAAATTGTCAGCGAACCGTTTTTATCTGGTACAAATACGTACTTACCGTTAACAATATCGATGTATCCGACATCTGGCGGTTTTTTATCATATTCATTTCTTAGGTACTCAAGCCGTCTGGTTATTTTTG